AGAGGCAAATGTGGATCAAGCAAAGGTTGACAACGAGTAAATAATAATAGTATAATATAAGAGTAATGCAAACAATGACACACAATAATATTATAGACACTGCTACATTCATGACACACAAGAAGCGTCAACAGAGAGCAATGTGGTACAAGGGCACAATCACAGACAGAGAGTTTGTTGATTGGTTGCTGGCACACGGTGATGATTCAGACGTTGAATGGCTGTGTTCAAACTTGGATCCAGACTTTGACATTGAACTGGACACAATAAAGGATCCATCAAATGATAATTGATTTCAAACATCTTAGATCAAGCATGACTGCTAGTGGACGGAGACACCCCAGTCTAGTACATGGATACTGTTGGCATTGGGCATTTGCAATGAAAGAAGCAGTGTTGCTCATATGGTTGGGAGTGTTGAGCATTGCTCATGCATTCTTGCCCTTCTTGTTTGGGTGGAGCCTACTAGAACGACATGTGAGTATGCTCAAGTATACCAAGACCAAAGTTCCTGGCAACAAAACCATGCGTAAGGTCACCTTTAAAGAATAAATATTTTCATAGGGAGGATCCTATGACACAAACAGTAAAGTCTGTAAACATACAGATAAACGTAGGCGACGAAATACTAGTTGGCAAGTTCCGCAACAGTCGTGCAACAATCACAAAAATAGAAGTAGCAACATCAGGCGATGTAGTGTTGAAAACCACCAAGGGCGAACGCAATGCACTCACTTATAGACGAGTCAGTGAAGACTTTGATGACGGTCGCAAGCCTGCGGACAAGTATCGTTAACGTTTGAGATAGAGTATATTATTTGTAGCATCTACCAGTTCTTTGGTAGTGTAACGATCGTGTTCTAGAGGATCTTCAGGAAGATCACTTAGGGTCAAACCTTTTTCTCTGTCTAGGTATTTGTATTCCATCTTTGTAGGATTATAGTATTCTTCAATCCATTCAAACACTCGTCTAGGATCAAACTCCCCACAAGTGTAAACATCTAGTTGTACTAGTGCAGGTTCTTGTTCGTCCCATGCGTGTAGCACCACATGACTTGTTTCTATGATGGCCGCAACTGTTAGACCTCTGTTGCCTGGCATTTCTACATATTTGGCAAAAGGACCCATAAGCACCTTCATGCCTATGCGATCAATCAGAGTTTGTAACTGTGTACTTGCTGTGGTTTCGTCTGTGGGCGGATTAAGTACTTCCGCTCTTATTATTACATGCTTATGAACAAGAGGCTTCATAACCAGGAATAGTTATCACTTTAAGTTGGCTCTAGGGGAAGGATTCGAACCTCCAAGACTTGCGTCACACGAGAAACAATCGTGCGTGTTTACCTATTTCACCACCCTAGATTATAACTTATATCCTGTTGATATTTTCTAGTGCAGGGATCATACGTGTTACACCTATGCCTCCGCCTACTCTTTGAAAGAAGTCAAACTCTAAAAACTTTTCTAGTTCTGCTTCTACACGTTCTTTGCCAAACAGTTCAAACAATAGTTTTGAGTAAGCACCATCTGTAATACTATGAAATGTATCACGCATCATATCAACATCACACGAACGCTCTGCTGATCCAATAGTTTCCATACCACCTAGTATAACATCGATCTTTTTAGCAGTTTTGCCATCAGCATTCCTACTCATGTTCCAAAATGGACTTGTTAGTTCTGGAAAGTCTGTAATCATTGTAGTACCAAACTCTTCGTGCATCTTAGTTTCTTCATCAGCAGTCATTTCATAATCATCTGCAAGTCCGTAATGCTTTTGCCATTCAGCATAAGTTTTTTCAGTAGGCTTTTTGAATTCTAAGTATTCACATAGTTCGTACTCCATCTTTTTAAGATCATCTATGTCACCTGGCATTTCAAATTCAAACATTGGAAATATTATATCATGTCTACCCGGTATTGCATTTGGTTCTTGTCTATAGGAAGTGGAGACACAAAAAAACCCCTTACTATCGGGGCTACTTAATAATTCATGTTCTAGCCACATCTGGCCTGTTTGCGGTAGTGGCCAAGTCTTGCCTGCGTATTGATATGTTGCTACATTGAATGGATCTTCACATGCGGCAAGTATGCTGAGTCTGTTTTGAGTATGGACTTCTAAAAATCCTTTATCCAAAAAAAATGACCTTAAAAGGCCAATTGTGTTTGTAAATTTTTGTGGGGATATTAACTGCGTCATCTTTTTTTCCTTTTTTCGAGTTGCGACCTAAAAAAAATTTGCTCAAAAAAAAATTGAGCCTATTTGCTTTGTCCATCTATTTATCACATAGTTGACTAATAGTAGGGATTGTTGAAGTTAGGATCGTCCATGCCTTCTACAGCGTTTACTTCGGGTACATAATGTTTAAGCATATTCTCAACACCCATTTTTAGTGTAATAGTGCTACTTGCACATCCGCTACAACTACCTTGAAGCAACACAGAAACTTTACCTGACTCTGTATCAAAGTCTTCTAACTTAATATAGCCTCCGTGTTGTTCAACTGCTGGTTGAACATATTGATCAATAACATACTCAATATTTTTTATGATTTCTTCTTTTGTACGATCTTCCATGCTATTATTTAGTTGGTAGTCCCTAGGAGAATCGAACTCCTCTTTGCGAGATGAAAACCCGCTGTCCTAACCGATAGACGAAGGGACCTTAATTTTTAATTATTAACAGTATAGCACCAAAGCACTATACTGTCAACCTTTCCTAACCTCATCAATGTGTATAGGTGTAAAATTAATTTGTTCTACACAAACACACTTGTAAGGACCATCTGGACTAGGATTGCTATGTATATGTCCATGAGCATTTATTCCTGGTCCGTTGTCACCCCATCTATGTCTTTCTTCAAGAGTACTTGCATGTAATGGAGTATGAGTACAAATAACACCAGGTAACTCAATCCACAACTGTATGTCCTTAAAGAACGGAGCAACATGTTTTACATTGTCGTGGTTTCCAAGAACAAGTCTTTTCTTACCAGGTAACTTTGCAAAGTTTGCTTCTAACCATTCTACTTTGTTTTCACCAAACAATACATCACCTAAGTGTATAACTGTGTCCTGAGGTTTAACAGTGTTTGCCCAGTTATCCAACATTGTTTGGTTCATTTCATCTACGTTAGAAAAAGGTCTGATAGATCTACCACCTTGTGTAAATTCAAGGATCTTACTGTGATTGAAATGTGTATCACTTACTAACCATATATCTTTTGCCATCATATTCTCCTAACTAACTTATATACATTATAACATCGGTAATACCAGATGTCAACCAAAAATTGGAGTGGACGACAGGAATCGAACCTGTATACATGGATTTGCAATCCACTGCGTAACCATTCCGCCACGCCCACAAGGTGGAGGTCTTTCTTGAGGGCACCTCCTATTCCCGCCTGATCTTATATGTAGGGGCTCAGGCCTAACCACGTTTATACTCGTTCCCTATCTGGCACCGGTTGAAGGATTCGAACCTCCTCATCTTGCGAACTGGTTTTGGAGACCAGCGTACCTCTCCTACTGTACCGAACCGGCAAAAACTAAAAAACCCCCGTAAGCATTTCTACTTCGGGGGTCTAAAATTCATTGCTGAACAACTGCCTACAAGACACTCCCGGGTGGTTCACAACCACACCATTCATAATTATTTGTATACTTCGTATTCATTGTTCGCTTTCCTTATTAACTTTTTACAGTATATTATCTTTTTGTCGTATTGTCAACCACAAATGCTTTAATTTTGTTAAAATTATTTGTAGTTTGTTCTTTACCTTCTTGCCAACTATTTTTTTGGTATTCTACTATATCTGCCCATTCGCTGATTACCCAGTTATTTATTTTTTCAACAATAACAGGTTTCTTCTTAGGTGTTACTGTTTCATCAGCACTTGCTGTTGTAACAAGAAGTACAAATAATATTGTTATACTTGCTACGATTGTTAATAGTGTCTTAGTTGTCATACATTCCTTTTGTTAGTTTTTGGCCTGCTCGGGAGGACTCGAACCT